GGGTGAGAATCCGGGTCATCCACAAGGCGGACCGGAAACATTCGGTCACAGTAATAACAATAAACGGGCGTAAATCGGTAATCATTCATCATCACTCGCTTCCTCTGCCCTCACCCTAGCGACCTCCTACGTCCCAATCAGCGCAGCAATCCCGCCAGCGCGTTCCTCACAGCAATCACACACCACCCAATAATACGGGGCACTTTTTATCATAGTGTTTCCAAAACGAAAGCACGCGCTGAAGCCAAGCGGTTCGCATCATTGATAGTCTTCGCTATGACATCTGCCCCAGCTTCTCCACCGTTAACCATGCGGATGACATCGGCAAACTTGGCCGTTTCGAGCAAGCTCAATGCCTCGATTACGGTTTGCCTGATTTTCTCGCGCGTTTCATCGCCCATGGGTTCGCCTTTAGGTGCCGTTTTCGATTTCATTTTCCCATCTCCATTTCTTCTCGTATCTTGGCCAATCTGACCCTTTCAACTACTCCTGGTGTGACAGTCAATTTAATTGGTGCCCGGCCCCAACGCTTCACAACGCTCACGGTCACACCGAACCACTCGGCCACCTCGGGAACAAGCATCCCCTGGCGGCGTAGATGGCCCGCACTCTCCTGGCAGAGTCTTTCTGCTAACTCAAATGCTTCCCTTGCCCGCCGCAAGTTCTGGCGCAGTTCTTCCGCCGCGAGCCTGGACTTCATCACCCGTACCGCATGGTCGGCATCGTCACCCAGTTTCTTGAGCAGTTCTGGCGTTATCTCATCTATGCTAAACATCAGGGAACGAACGCCATCTTGTAATCCTTGCCGTGGGCGTAAGCATCTAGCCAGTCCCTAGCAAGCCCAGCCTCATCAAATACCCTCTTGATTTCGCCTTCAAAGACCACACACCAATCCCCAGACTTCAGGGTTGAGGGGTGCCTTCCATGCCAAGGTTGCTTTTCCCTCTTAGGTATTTGGGTGACAGTAATCGTTCTGGTCCCGGCTCTGACTTCATCTATGAACGTCATAGCTTCCCTAATAGTATCGACCATCAGTATTGCGGGGTTGAGCGTTTGCCACCCCGGTTTGATAACCAGAGGCCATATCCTGTAGTGACCATCAGGTTCCTCCCAGATATGGAACTTCCCATACCGAAACCGTTTGCGTTCTGCCGAGTAATGCCCGATTCTCCTGAGTGTGGGCCGGGTAGGTGGGATACCCTCCACTTTTGGTTCACTCATCGGTCATCCCCTTTCAGCCATTCGAGCAGAACGCCCAAACCCCAAGCCAAAAACACAATCCCGGCAATAATCCAAAGATTGGCGGGCCGGTGAGGATTGAATATTTCAATAATCAGAAACATGACCCCTGAGCCGCCAATGAGGGCTTGAGCGATTCCTACTGTTCCAGTGTTTCGCTTCACTACTTATCTCCATTCTTGAGTGTTACGGATTATGGGGTAGAACTACCGTCAGAACGGTGTATCTGTATCGAACGGGTCGGGCCGAACCACTGTAGGCGGCGACTGTGCGGCGCTCTGCGGGCTGTAATTAGCCCAAGGGTCTTCCGCCGCCGGACTAGGCGAAACAGGCTCAGCCGCCGTCACAAGGCTCCACTCGACCTCATTGACGTGACCGCGAGCGTACCTAACTTCATCGCCCTGGTCATTATTGAACTTTTCCAGCCGAACTGTAAGCTCACCCCGGACATTTACAACGTCACCCACGTTAGGGCTTTTCTGAGTCCAACAAGTCCACTTCTCAAAAGCATCTTCACCGTTGTAAGTTTTCTTTGCCGTCTGACACCAGAACCCAGAGGCAAAAGACTTCGTAACCGTGGCCTTCTCAATAAGTATGGAAGCCATCTTTACCAGCTCCCAGGTTCACAGTCAGGGCAAGCAATATGACCATCTTCGGTTTGGAACGGTAAGGGCCACGGGAACCCACAATCGTGACACGGTGACAACACTTCAGCATGTTTGAGGTTCAAAAGGAATAATCCAATTATTCTCGCAACCTCCAGACCGTGGTCGTGTGGCGTGTCAAGATGATGTAGCTTTCCAGCTTGTTCACGGTCTCGCTTTTTCATTCCCATTTGTATCCTCCATTTTCGTTGGTTTTTGTATCTCCTGTATTAGTCTAGCTAATTGACAGCTATAATCCCGAAACTCATCCAAGTGAGTCTTATCCCCGGTCGCGGCGTACCACCAATAAGCTTTCGTGCGCTTATCGTGAAGCCTCATTATTTTCCCGTGATTCTCTGACGCAAAAGAATCAGGGTGTAGGCCGGTCACGACTTACACCCAAATTCTCCAACACGGCATTCAAAGTGTTCGCCGCCATTATGGAGCGCCTTCACCCATAGTCTGGCTGTAGGTAATTCTGCGGCTGGAGTATCGTATTTCCCTGCCTTCTTGGGATAGGGTTCATCCTCCCAGCCGCCACTGCGAATCCAAGTGGCCGGGTAAGGGATGAACGACACTCCAGGCAGGTTAGGGTCATCGACCAAACGCTTTACGCCCTCCAACATCTGAACCACGTTGTGCTTAGCCGCTTGGTCGAATGCTCGCCTGGCGTTCAGCTTCCCCACTTTGCGAGGATACATTTCCCAGAAAGTAATGAAAACGTCATCGTATATTGCTAGGCCCACGCGCTCCCCCTCAGGCTCATCCTCAATAGTCCATATTTTTGCCCGGTCAGGGATTTCATCAAATAGAGCAATATATTCTTTCTTAAGCTTTGTATTCTTAAGCTTTGTATTCTTAGTAGGCGGATTATCCGCCGCCGGGTAACCCGCCGCCGGATAACCCGCCCACGGTGAGATGGACTCCGGGATAGCAGTAGTCCAAGTCGTATCTGAAAAAGTTCCAGAAGAATGCCGCCCCTGAATCCTCACTAGGTATCCGTGCTTTTCCAGCTCCAGAACCGCTGACCGGATAGCATCTTTTCCACACCCATTAGCCTCCATTAGGCCATTGATAGACACAGACCATCCTGGACTATGGGACATCAACTGCGCTAACAATCCCTTGGCCTTCAGGGACAGATTTTTGTCCCTCAGCCAGGTGTTAGGTATCTGAGTAAACTGTCCCTCAAACTGTAGTGGCGCACGAATAATCGGCATTTTTCTCCATTCCTTTTCTCTATCCTAGAACCTTGGATAATCCTCAGCGTTTACAATCTCCATGCTGTAACCATCATCCAGAAGAACGTGCGCGTTCAAGCGCGGCATCCACGCCGGCACCGATAGTGGACTCTCGCCCATCCTAAGCTTCCAGCCAAACTCACAAGCCATCCCAGCCCACTCAGCATCTGACTCCATCCACCCATTTATCAGGGAACACATGACGATGATGTTTGACGGCACGTTCTTCAGCTTCGAGCCGCCCATCCCACGATTGCTCCTGTGGTGTGGAACCGCAGTTTCTTTATCCCCACAATGGACACATCCGTGGTCCCTAAACAGGTAAAGGCCAAACTGTTTCTGGTTCATTTTCCCATCCCTCCAACTCTGTAATTATGATTACCGTTCTGGCTTTCGCTTCGGTCGTGGCAATTTTGCTCACCGTCAGCCGAGTGATTAGGTAGTCATCGGTGTAGGCGTGACCGTTCAGAGCATCGAGAACCAGTTTTGCCATATTGTCCACATCGCGCCGCCGCTTGTTGCCGTTGTAAAACTCCAGAGTCACGCTGACCGGGCCGGTGAAAATTGGCTGTCTTTGATGTAGCCAAAGCAGGGCGATGATTCCCTCAGCAATCACGGTTTCTTTGGGAGTGTATGTCCCGGTACGGGTCACTCTGGGCCGTTGCTTGGCCTTTGGCTCCCCGTGAACCACCAATCCCACTGAGCGATATGAGGGTGGGCCTTTTCCAGGCTTAGCCAAGGCGCTCATACGAATCTCTTTTCTGACACAGACCAGAAGGTTTCCCTGACCGTGATTGTCACCAGATGGCCCTCATCGTTGTATTTGCCATCGGTCACTTCATAGGTCAGGCGGCGCACAGCGGCAGATTGACGTAGTTGAATCTCTCGCCGGATTTCCCGCTTGGCCGCATATATTCCCAACTGGCGGATATGTTCTTCATACCCCACTGCCGCAAAGTCACTGGCCTTTATCGCCAAAGGCCGGTGGAAGATTGCTCTCCCATACCAACGCCCATTACCGTCAGCCCACGTCACTATCTCATAGTATTTTGACATCACGCATCCTCTCCCTGATGGTTCCAGTAGTTGTCTGGACATTCCAGACAGAATCCCAATTCTTCATCCCAAACGTCAGCCGCCACTGGCTTTTTTACAGGTGACACACGGTTTCATTTTCTCGCTCATTGACCGCTCCATTCTTCTAAGCACAAGCCGCGCATCTATCAGTGGTATTCAGCGGGCCAGAGTCGCCAGGAAAAACCCAACCGCAATCGTCACATGGGTTCACGAAGCACCCCATTCCATTCTTACAAGCGCACCGATAGAACGGCCCACCTCTAATCTGTCCCGTAAAGCTCTCAGCGCCTGCTGGCAGGCCCGATACTTCTGGTCGGCTAGTTCGCTCTCTAACAATGAGATACGGGTTTCCAGGTCTGCCGTGTAGCGCCTCAAGTCCATCGGGCCTTCCACCGATAGGAAAGAACGCGCATAGCCCACTTTCTGGGCTACACGCGCTTTCACACTTGCTTCATCCAACACCGCAAGCTCCTTGGTGGCATCTAGTATTTCTTTTGAGATGCCTTTCAAAGTGGTCACAATGTCGTGTGGGGTAATGTCTTTATCAGGTAGTTCGTTAGGCATTACGGTTAGCTTCATTTTCCTGGTGTAAGGACTCCAGATGTGCTTTCCGTTTGGTCACAATACTCTGTACCTCATCCGAGTAACCGGCCTTCACAGAATCCTCCCAAAGCGTGTGGAGGACGGACAAACTGACAGCTTCCAGAATTGATGTCACCACACTCTCTGGCACCGGCTGAATAATCTGGGCTTGCGGGCCGCGAGCTACCTTTTCCATCTCAGTTGCGCTAGGCCGTTTACCCTTTTTGGCATAATCGGCATTTGCTAAAGCTCTACCGATAGCACTCGTTTCCGCATTCTCCAGGGCCGCAGTCTTGTTGGCACCGGGGCCACCCTCAATCTCAAAGGCAAGGCCGGTAGCTTTTGGCAACTGGGCCATCTGGTCAGCGCTGTTCTCAAAGACTTGAGCCAGAACCACGAAGTAGCCTTTTTCTCTTTCCTCAGCGGTAGCTATCGGCTCAGCCACAATGCGCCCATCTGGGTGCGTTTCGTAGAACTTGCGGATACGGTCCTCAACAAGTTCATAATCGTCAAGATTGAACTGTGCCATTTTGCTTTCTCCATTCCAGTAACCTATCGGCTACCTCTAGTAGTTGGTCCATCTCTCTCTGGTCGCGCTCTATCCAAAACGATTTTGGTTCGAGCCAGGCCGGAATCATCCGACCATTTACTTCTGCCCGTAAGAGCCACGCAAACAGGCATCGTTGCGCTCCGGTACAGAATAGTTGCCACTGAATCTGGCGGCGATAATGAATCGGTACACCTTTCAACTCCACAAAATCTTTCCCTGTAGTTTTGATTTCAGCTATCTCCGTATGGTCCAAACTCAGACCGTCAGGCGTGGCCATATATCTTTGGTTATCAGAGGATGAGGATATGAGCCAGTCGTTAGGCATAATCCCACACTCCTGTTTCACCCAAGCCGCTATGAACGGCTCCTGAGCATTCCCAAAGTCCATGTAGGCATTACCCTCAATCGGGCCAGAGTCCTCACCCTTCTCAATAGTTTCACCCTCAAAACCTCTGGGTGTTGCGGCGCGGGCCACAGTAGTTGCTGTCACACCCCACTGCCTAGCATCAAGCCATCCTTGCTTCCCTTGGGAAGAACTAGCAATGAACCTTTCATGGTGTATCAAAACAATTCCTCCGTAATGTAGTTGGATAGTTCTGCCCGCACATCGTAGAAAGCATCTTCCAGCGTGTGGGCCGTACCGACCAGTTTGGTTTCTCCACGGCCTTCGATGGTAACGTCACGGTTGTGGACAAAGTACACCAGCTTGTAGGTGTACAAGTCGCCATCGTGTTCTATCTCAGTCCTCCAGGTCCCAGTGAACTTTGGCCGACCAGCAGGCTTAGCATATTCTGCGCTGTTATCTTTTGACCTGTGAATTAGGCAGTCCTCCAAACAATGGCAAACCTGCCAGACGGCATCTTCTCCCGTAAGCCAGAATCTTTCACCAGCCCGCGCTCAACCAGCTCAGCGCGGCGTGACCTAATCCCAGACTCTGAAGCTTTGGGCAGAAAATAGATTTTCCGGTATGCCTCAATAATTTGTACATCAGTCTGAGGCTTGTGAGCTAGGACACGAAGTATCCCATTTTGTGTAGCCGTGGTTTCCCTGACAGAATCCGCCGCATCATGAGATGTTTGAGGGTCAGTATTTCTGGCCCAAGGCATCAGAGAATCCCAGCTAAAGCGAAACCCAGGAATAGTCCAAAGGCCACGCTTACCGGGATTACGAGTAACATCGCAATCTTGTCAGCCGGGGTCAGGAACCAGTACCCAGTTTTGGGGTAGCTGTGCCTCCCCCGCGCCCTGACTTTTCGCTTCACGCTTTCACGCGGCGAATAGCGCATCTTTGTAACTTGCGGCCTGTCAGCTTCCTCAGTAACCGCACTAATTTCATCTTCACTGTAGAAACCCATTTTTTTCTCCATTCTGTAGGGTTCCCTTTAAGTCTATCGGCTAAACATCCTACTATCTATTTTTTCGTCTAGCGGCTAGACTAGTGGGAGGCCGGTCTAAATGGGCCGCCAAGAAATGGAGAACCAAATGGAAATACAGATAGATACGTCAGGGATTGGAAAGCTGAGGGTGGACAGCTCAAATGAGATATTTGCCAACATTTACAACACGCTCCACTACACACTCCACAATGATGTTGCCCAGTGTGACCTGGAAAATATCATTGTCAATGAAGTGGAAGCAATAATTCCGATATGGGATTATGATGCCGTAACACTCTGGATTGCTTGGGGCCGCCCAAACCCCAGCGACTTTGAGCGGAAAGATTGGGGCACGATAGATACCCAGATACGTGAAGCATTATTCTTGTGTCTTAATGAGTTCGTCAAAGAGGTAGTCACTACAGATAGTGCTGAGGGTGCCCTTGAACAGCTCCATGACGAACTTGCCGAACGCAAAGCCCTGGGTTTGATAGATGGGTAAGTGGGGAAAGAATGAATGGCTCGGGATGGCCGTTTGGACACTATTTATGGTCCTCGTAATGTTGGCCGACTGAAAGGAATACGGTATGGAAAAGTCGCAAGCTCAGATGGCGAAACTAATCATGATGGGGGAGTCCCGCAGAATCCTCATTGAAAGAACTGCTGGGTTCCAAAAAACCCTGAAAGCTGAAGCACAAGTGGCTCTCAAACTTGGTGCTTCTCAAGCGGAGGTGGCCCAAGCTCTGGGCCTAACCAGAGGTGCCGTTCACTTCTGGGTCAAAAAAGAAAAGAATGGAGAACCAAATGAAGAACCAAATATTGCAGGATGACCAAACCTATACGGGTGTTCTCCTGACCGAATACACGATAGCAAAGCGGGTCAGGTTTGTGAACGAAACTGACCTCTGGAGGTTCTACCGGACAATGGTGGGAGGTTTCGTAACTCCAGTGCTTGACCCTGAATCAGATGTCACTTTCTGGGTTGATGACGATGGAATCCCCAAGGGTCTTGACCTGAACGTCATTGCTAGTGTCCTATGCGGTCAAGCCTTATACGGCCCAGTGTTCATTACAGGTTGCTCCCTGGATACTGAGAAACCAAAATCTGTGCCTCAAGATTTGGTGAAAATGATAGGCCAGATGAAACTATTGTCAGCCATGGGGATTATGCCCAATTTGGGAGATACAGACTACTGGGCGAACGCGGCTGGCAACCCAGAATGAAACCTGCTTGAAAAGAATATGCCCCCAGAGAATGGAGTAAAACTGGGGGCATATTCCGTGTCTAGTCTACTGACAGTTTTCGCAATTCAACAATTCCTGCGGGTCTACAGGGCATGAAAAATCTTCCGGGGCCAACATTATTGCGCAGGCCGGTTGTACTGTAAAACGCTGGTCAGCATTGACATAATCCCGGCAAGTGCGGCAACCGATAGGACATTCACCCAATCGACTGATGTAATCCCTAACGCCCCAACACCGATAGTTGCCAACGCCACCTGGCTGAAAGTTTTCAACGCACGCTCACCCGCATACGCCCAATACTTTTTTACTTTATCCATCTTGATTCTCCTTGCTTCTGTTCTCGTAAGCCGCACCGAAAACGTATGTGCCGAGTACCAGACTGACCAAAGCCACGCCGCCGGTAATCAGGTCATTATTGAGAGGTTCATTCCCCATAAGGGTAGAAACCATGTGAGTGACAATCATTGCCACACCCAGACTGAATCCTACAAAAACGTAACGCCTACGAATAGTCCATGAAGGTTTATTCATACAGGCACTCTATCATTAGGTTACGCGAACCAGACTAACCACCCAGGGCATGACGGCCGCGAGTAATCCGAATGCGCCAATGCTCTGCCACACCCTACGTTCCAAAGTACGCATCCGTACTTCGTGGTCATGGATTTTCGCATCTACTTCCTCGAACCTCTTTGCCGTGGTCGGCAGGCTCTCAGCTATGGTTTGTAACACTTTACCCTGCGCTACTTGTTCTTCAAAAATGTCACGAATTGATACCTTGACAACGAGGCCATGTTCATCAGCCATTACAATGTCCCAGCGTTCAGCCTGCGTTGAAGTTCTCCGATAGTCCCCCGGCCCCAAACACCATCACGGCGTACTTTGAGTAGGGCTTGAACGGCCTTACGAGTCTTCAGCCCCAAGACCCCATCAGGCCGGACATCAGCCCAATACTGGATAGCAGTGTAAGTCATCTTCCCAGGGACACCATCAATACGGCCCGTATATCCGTAATCTTTGAGGAACATCTGGAACTGCCTCCAGGTATCAACATCCAGACGGCCTGACACCTTATTGGCAACTACAGGGATTGACCCCTGGAAAAAAGGTACGGGGTCCAAAGTGTCACCCCACCGGCCACCCGCATTACGAACCTCAAAATGTAGGTGCGCCCCGGTTGAAGCCCCAGTATTTCCTGACGTGTATATGAACCCTCCAGCCGTAACCCGCTGGCTTTTGAACATTACCGTCTTACTCTCGCCATGGTAGTAGGCCGTCCATATGGGGCCATGGTCAATGAGAACAACATGGCCGCCACCTCTACGGCTAAACCCAATATGCTTTACGACACCATCTTGTGCGGCAGTTACAGGGAATACTCCGGCAACGTCCACCCCTTGATGCTTTTTCATCCGGCCTGAAATTGGGTGACGGCGCATCCCATATGGGCTTTTCGCATTGATGCTGTAACCGTCAGGCCAAGGATTATGGAGCTTCATCCTGCACCTCCACCCAGTCACCAGCTTGCTCATCCCAAACATGTACACCATCGGCAGGGTAGGCGATGGGTGCAACCCATTGGCAGGTGTCCTCATCGAGTACCCACGATTCAAATGGTTGTGGCGGGATGAAAGCATCGCGATTTTCATCGTAAGTGAAACCGATTCCCGCATAGTTGAACCTGAAAGCTTGGGTCTGGTCTGCGCTAGGTTCCCCATCGGTGTAGTGGACCCCACCTAACGTGTCACTGTTGGTTTCTAAGCAAAGTTCTCCCCGGCGGTTCCCATAATAGGTAGCCCAAGACAATACACCCTCGACTAATTCCGTTTCGTCTTTGCCCACAATTACTTGAGATACCAACCCGGCAGAGTTTATGAACGCGTAATGAGCCATTAGGCGACCTCTACCGTGTCTGTGCCCGCGGTGAACTGGGTAATTTTGTAAAGCCCAGCCGTGGCTGTCGAGCTTGTCAAGCCTGCTCCTACATCAAGTGTGACGTAGGCAGGGTACTTAATAATTACAATTCCTGAACCTCCCGCACGCCCACCAGTAAGGCCACCACTGGCCGAAGTGTTACCATCGCCACCGTTGCCAGTATTTGCGGTGCCACTAGTGCCGTTGGACCCGTCACCACCTACCGCCCTGGTCACAGATGACCCGGTAATGTCTGAAGCTAACCCCGCACCACCGCTACTGCCACTAGCCGCGCCACCAGCACCGCCACCACCACCGCCAGCACCGCCACCCGGCGAGTCTGCCCCGCTATTGCCCACACCGTCTGAAGCGTTAGACGCACCGCCACTAGTGCCGTTTGACCCACCACCACCGCCAGAGCCACCAGTGACGCCGTTGACAGAAGATTGGCTAGCACCGCCCCGGCCACCACCACCGCCCCCTTTTGCCACTAAAGCAAACCCTGTTGAATTGCCGCCGTTCCCGCCGTTACTACTACCGCCACCAGCGCCGCCGCTAGCACCTATCGCAATAGTAAAAAATGAAGGCAAAGCTATATTGGAAACCGTCACATACTCGCCCGCGCCACCACCGCCACCATTCCAGCCAATCCCATTGGTGTTCACGCCACCTGAACCAGCGCCACCGCCAATTAGTAGTGCGTCTAATCTCGGCTTCTCATACCAAGGAGCGCCAACAGAATTGAACTTTACAAAGTCCCTTATGGAACTGTTTGCCATACTTGTTACAGCCACAACAACCCCTAAACTGTTACTTCAGCACCGAAAGCGTTAACGCTCAAACGGTCAGCAGTACCCGCCGAAACCGTCACCACATCAGTAGCCTTCAAAGTAATCCCCAAAGTCAGTGTGGTCGAATCATTCGCGGCAACCGGCACATCATAAGCAATGTAATGCTGATTAGAAATCGCATCACCATCCACACGGATTGCCAAACGGAAAGTGTCAGCGCTCGCGTTACGGTTCGCAATGATAACCGTG